TAGAATTTACCCTACGGTCATACATTATAATCATATTAATTTTATAGATGAGTTTAGCATCTAAGACAAATAACCGTCATAAAAAATTATATGACCGTGTGGGCACCGTGCCCGTTGGTTAAAATCATAAAAATCCTTTTATTTATTGGTAATATGAATAATAATATTATCATTACGTTTTTTATCTTTTGTAAAAAGTTTATTAAATTGGTCAATTGAAAGATCGGCGTTTGCTATTCTAGCTACACAATAACGACCACAACAAGAAGATTTTAAATCTTGAGTTGGAAAATCATTATATTCAACATTATAAGGACATTCATATAATAACCTTGTTAAATAAGGGTAATCCATCCCATTTTTTTGTCTGAAATTTTTGGGTATATCTTTAAATTCTTTATCAGGCTTTGAGCTGAAACTGTCATAAAATTCAATGTTATTGTTTGGTCTTTGAAAACAAGCCGTCCAATGTCCATATTTATTGGGTTCATTCTTCCAAAAATATAAAATAATAGCACGACCATGAGGATACAATAATTCATCTATTGAATTAAAATTCTTAATCTCGTCATAAGTATACACATTAATTTTCCCATCAAAGATATTTTTAATATCGCTTGAGCTTAAAGCAACATCACACATTATAATAAACAAATATAAAATTATAATGTATTCTGAAAACAAATTAAATTATTGGCAATAACCAATTGGGGGACACTTCGAACAATACAAACACTTCGGGTGTTCAATTTTCGTAATTTATTAATTTCATCTTTAGCAAATCCAAAATAATTTTGCAAAGCGTATTCTGTCCCACGTGTTGACCCTTGATTAAAATAAACGTAATGAGTACATCCATTTAAGATGCGTTTTGTTTGGTTGTGGTTGGCTGCTAAATGCATAGTCAAGCACATAAATGTATTCAATGACCGCCCAATTTCTAAAACTTTTGTTATTAAATCAAAGGTGGCTTTTTCAATTTTCTTATCCGAAATAGTGTCTATATCGTCTGCAATAAATAAACTTTCAGCGAAATCTTCAGCTTCAAAATTAGCGTCAATTAATTGATCTAATGGAATACGTTTATGTATAAGCTTATCCAATAATTTATCATTGGGTTTCTGACTGATTAAATAAATCCTATATTTTGGATAATACTTTTTAAACTGTTGGACATACTGAGCTAAAGCAAACGTTTTGCCACTTCCCGCCATCCCCGAAAAATAAATTCTGTCTGGCTTTCCATAAATATTGGATGGTGCTATTTGAAAATTACCAGAATTAAGAACAATTTTATTTTTACCAATATTGGGTCCATGTAATCCATCAGACAATTCAGAATCCAAAACGCTGTCCAGTTCTTCCTCAGTAAATTCAATTGATTTATTACCGAAAATCATCATTAATTTCTTAATCTTATCAATACTTATGTCATCCTTACCAGATTGAATTTTATTATGGTATGTTTGAATTGCACACTCACCACAACATTTTTTGGACTTCTTACACTTGTCAGAACAATCTAAACAACATTTATGATCTGGATGATATAAAAAAATTTCGGTTCCATTCTCGCCTTTAATCTTGGAATTCTCCACAATTGCCAACCGTTGACCCTTGTTAAAATTCAACTCCGCCATATATTATTATATTAATATAATATAATAAAATATAAAAAACACTTTTACAAAATATATTTAGATGGAATTTTGAAATTAATTTCCTCTATTAGCTTATTTGTATTTTTATTTATAATATTGGTTAGCTCTTCAGATATACTTTCTAACAATTCAATGTTAGGCTGTTCATCCAATTGGCGATCCAATTTCTTTTCATTAAAATTAAACTGGTAAATGTTAGAGACTAACAATTTTAAATTATTTAATTGGTTAGCTATTTCATCATTGTATTTATTACCATATTTATCCATAATATCAATAAACGTTTTGATTATACTGTTAGCTTTATTTAATAAACCAACATTTGAAACAATTATTGGGACCATCTCATTAATTGTTTTATTATCTTTGTAAGCCACCGCCAACGAAAAAATCCTTTTCAAAGTTTTCAAACTATAGCCATTAGTTAAGTATTCTAATAAATTATATTTGATACAATAAACATAATCTTTTAGATTAGTTGATAAAGGGGCAAAGGTTATTTTGTCCGCATTCTTAACCATAAAGACATTACTAATTTCGGTATAATAAGACATATTTTTAAAAACCATATCAATCTTTGTAATAAATGAACTTACTGAATTGGCTAAGTAATATTTAAAACCATTAATATATTTGTAGCCTGTTAATACTTCTTCGGGTGTCCATCTTAAAGTTATAATTTTTCTTAGTAGTTCAGATATTTCAAAATATTCTTTCAAGGTTGGCTTTTTCTTCATAATTTTTTTCAATTCATTAAGTTTGTCTTCATCAATAAATTTTTGATGTAATTTAATGTCTTTGATCAATTGATTATAATCATAATCAATAATTTTTGTATTCTTAATATACCCAATTGAATTTATAAAGGCATGTCTAAACAATGGATTAATTCCGCTTTTGATATCCAAAATAATATATTCTGGATTTTTCAAAATCTTGGAAACAATTTTTTGTAATGCTTTAGCGGTTTGTATGAAAGAACCATTAAAATCTTCTGATATATCAATATCAGCGTTATCTCTCATTGACTTTCTAATAAACGAACCAGCAAAAATTATGTTATTCTTGTTGTATGTTATGGCGTCAATTGCTTTTAAAATATCTTTATTAAAAGATTGAGGTATTACTTTTTTTTTCAAAATATCCATTATAAAATATAGATAGATAAAATTTATACTTTATTTATTTCACGTTCTTGGGCTTCAGCTAACAATTTAGTATACATTAATTGTTGAACTGCATTTTGTTGGTCTGCATTTTGTTGGTTGGCAATCTTAGCGTCAAATTCTCTTGATTCTGCCATTTTACCCAATGCTTTATTTTTCAATGATTTCAATATTTCGTCATTAATAGCGTCTTCCATTTCTCCAGAAATATTTTTACCAAAAGGTAAATTACCAAAGCCAAAACTTTCGGGTGTTAAATTTTTATCTAATACATAAGGTTTATAAAATTTTTTGTATTCTTTTGGAATAGCTCCACCCAATGTTGTTGCTAAAGGTTCACCAAATGAAGTTGGTCCAAATAAAGTTGTTGCTAAAGGTTCACCAAATGAAGTTGGTAAACCCCGCCTATCAATTGGTTTTCCATAATGGGGGGGATATTTACGATACAAACCCATTGGATCATTTGGATTCGCGATCATTTTCATACCTCCCAATGCTCCAGCACTACCTAATCCAATCTTTCCAGCCAAATCTTCACCAACACGAGAAGCAGAACCTAAAACGGAATTACCAATTTGTAAAATTGGTCCTATTCCTGGGATCTTTCCTAATATGCTAGACGCTACTGGGGTAATACTACCAATTTTATTGAAAATATCAGAGATAAAACCCCCACCTTTAACAACGGCTTTGGTATGTTTATGAAATTGTTTCAATTCTTTCATAACTGCTTTTTCTTGTTTAGAACCTCCACCTTTTGCTTTCAATCTTTCAGCGTTGGCTTTCATTGTTTTATCCATTTGTGCCATCATTGCGTTCAAAACATGGTCATTCATTTCTTTATCAACTTGTTTTTGGTCTTTTAAGAATAAACCAGAGCCAAAATTTTGGTTCAACCTATTAATAACATCTCTTTCAACTTCAAATGGACTTCTAAAATTCATTTTGGCTATTTGTTCAGCTTGGGCTTGTTTATTTCGTTCAAGTGCATCTTTAACATCATCGCCTTTATAATTTTCGGAACCACTCCAAGATTTTAAATATTCAGTTGGATTTTTACGGTATGCTTCAAGATGTCCTTTCATTCCTAATTGAATAGGCATTGGCAATTTACCATCTGGGGCTTGGTATCTTTCGCTGTTATCTACTGGAGCGGATGGAGCTGATGAAGATGATGTTTTTGGCTTCTTATTATGTTCACTTATCAAATGGGCCGCAACTGAACCCAAAGCTGTTGCTGTAGCAATACCAGCGGGTATTAATTTATCTTTATGTTTTGACCAAAATGATTTTATTTTATCTTTCAAAGATCCACCTGAAGGATTATTAAGATGGGCTTGTAATTGTTGCAAAGGGTGGTTAATATCTGCTTGATGTTGGACGAGAAATTTTTTAAAATCTCCAAAGTGTCCACCGCCTCTTTTCATTTTACCAAATCCAAACATTGATTTTAATGGACCTAATAACCCACTAAAACCAGAAATTTTTTCACCATTATTTGAGGCTTCTTTCATACCTTGAGACGCTAATTTTGCACCCGTTTGACCTAACGAACTAGCAACTCCTAGCATCGGACCAATCACGGGCACCATATTAAGTGCTTGAGACAAACCTGGAAGGTGTCCAATGGTTGAAAGATAA